CCAGACCCATCGATTGCGCATTGGATTCATGATTTTATAGAGGAGTGCTCGGCCTTTCCCAATGGAACTCATGATGATCAGGTGGATGCCTGCACTCAGGCACTTAAGAGATTATCGATGGGCGTGGCGACAGTGTGCGCAAAGCCCGCCGGGATGTAACTATGAGATGCGTGATCTGTGGCCACCAATTCACCGATGCCGAGGTAGGCTATGTCCGGGGCTCTATCTCCGGTGAGGTCCTGGAGCTCCTGCCAAGTGGCCCGAAGGCCACCGGCCAGAGGATGCAGCACGAGAACGTACTGATTTGCATCTCGCACTTCGAAGACATCCCCCGAAACATTTCTCAGAATCTACAGATGAACGCCGCTAACCGCAAGAGCCAGCCATGATTACCGATTACGAGAGCATCTTTGCCATCAAGCAGCCCTGGCCGCCGGAGGACGCAGATACTCGTGCCCGGCTAAATCTCTACGAGCGGAACGCCAACCTGTTCAAGGGCCAGCATAACGCAGTATGGCTAGATCATATCCGGAAGCTGCGGGGCGACGGAAGCGGTGATCTGCGGATTGTCTTCAATTTTCATAAGCTCCTATCCAGGCTCTGGTCCGATTTAGTATGTGGAGAAATCCCAGAAGTGACTACCGATCAGGAAGGCCAGATCGATGCACTCAAGCGGATCATAGCCCAAAACATGCTCTGGCTCCGAGTCCAAGACGGGGTAATCGATTATAGCAAGCACGGCACGAATGTCCTCAAGATCCGCTACGACAAGCGCGGGATCATTGAAAACATCCCGCCAAAGTACTGGTTCCCGGTGGTCGAAGTGGCCGATATCAAGGCCATCAAAGCCCACATAATAGCCTATACCTTTCCCTCTCCTTTTCCTGAAGAAGCTAAGAAAGATATCACATACCTCAAGGTCGAGATCCACATAATAGGCAAGATAGAGCACCGCCTCTACAGGCTGAAGGAGGGACAGATCGAATTGGGCCCTCTTCCTTTGGATACGTTCGAAGATTTCAAAGACCTGCAGGAGACCGAGGACACGGGCCTGGACGATTTCGATATCATCGACATCCAGAACAAGCCTGAAACAGATCAGCTCATAGGATCGGACGATTACTCAGACATCAACAGCATCATCCACGAGCTGGAGATGCGATATGCTCAGATCTTCCGGATAGAAGACAAGTTCGCCGATCCATCCATGTACGGCCCGCCCATAGAGGAGCAGGACCCACGAGACGGCTCGTACAGGGTGATGGGTGGATCGAGATATATCACAGTCTTGGAAGGCCAGACCCCGCCGGGCATCATCGATCCCAGGGGCCCGCCGGTCACAAGCTACACCACCATCGCCGATATCATGCAGCGGCTCTATGAGATGTCGGAGACATGCAAAGTGGCTTTCGATGCATCCCAGGCCGGCGCGGCTCTTTCGGGCACTGCGCTCAGGCTGATGATGACCAGGCCATTGGCTAAAGCATCCGGTATTAAGCTGAGGTACGACGCCAGCCTCCAGAAGGCTATACGCTTGTGCTCCAAGTTGGAGGTCCAGCACGGTTTGCCAGGCGCTTTAGAGATCACAGATTTTCATATTTCTTGGAAAGATGGCCTGCCAGACGATCCCAACGAAGAGGCCCAACGAGACTCCACTCTCGTATCCAGCCAAGCCCGGAGTGCCCAAGGCCTCATGAGAGAGAAGGGCTACAGTGATGAGCAGATCCTCCAGGAAAAAAGCGAAATGTCAGATCAAATCATATAAATATAACAGGAATTTCTATGAATATTAAAGCTTTCTTACTGTTGAAGCTAGGCTTTAGCCGCCGCCGCTTCATGGAGGCCTATCTGGATGGGTTCAGGAAACGGGGTGTCAAAATAGGCAAAAACGTCTCCATGTACGGCACCACTATCGACGGCCACCACCCTGAGATGATCCGTATCGGGGATAACTGTAACATCACAGGCGGCACAATCCTGCTCACTCACGACTCCGGTCCAACGGTCTTCGGAAAACCGATGAAAGTAGGGCCAATAACAATCCATGACAATGTTTTCATTGGTATGGACACGGTGGTCTTGCCGGGCGTGGAGATCGGCCCGAATGCGGTTGTGGGTGCGAATGCTGTGGTGACTCATGACATTCCGCCAAACTCGATAGCTGCTGGCGTCCCGGCTCGCGTGATCATGAGCTTGGATGAGTACCTAGCCAAATTCTAATCATTTTTGTGCCTACTCCGGGCATAATCGGAGGGAGTTGATTATTTTATGACAGATCCAATAAATACGCCTGATGGCGGTAATGATCCGGAGACATTTAAGTCTTTTGCGACTAAGGAAGAACATGATGAATATGTCAATGGCATAGTCCAAGACCGGCTAGACCGGTACAAGAAAAAATTCGTGGATTACGACGACCTCAAGACGAAGGCTGAGAAGCTTGTGGAGCTTGAAAAAAGCCAAATGTCGGAGGTCGAGCGGTTAAAGACTGAGCTGTCCGAGAAGGACAAGATCATTCAAGAAAAAGATACTGTCATCACAGGATTCACTCTCAAGGAAATGAAGGCAACCAAGCTTGCTGAGGCGGGCGTGGCTGCGGAATGGGCTGACTCGGTGTCCGGAAACACCGAGGAGGAGATAGAAGCGAGCGTTGCCAGGATCGCTGCCAGGCTCAAGGTTGAGCCGTCTGCCAAGACTGGCGCGAGCTCAAATCCTGCAAACCCACCGAGCAACGGTATTCTCCGGATGACTCGGGCGGAACTTGCTGAAAAAAGCAAGGATCGTGTTTGGTACGAATCAAACAGAGACGCCATCATGAAGGCGCTTGAGAACGGAGAAATAAAGTAGGAGATAACATATGGCAATTGACAATTTCATTCCCGAAATTTGGGCCAATGAGTACCTGCGAGCTCTAGACAAGGCGCTGGTATTCGCTCAGCCCGGTATCATCAATCGAGACTATGAGGGAGATATCTCACAGGCGGGAGATACCGTCAGAATTAATGAGATAGGCAAGATCACTGTTAAGGCGTACACCAAGAACGGCACCATCGATGCACCGGAGACGCTCACCGGAGCTCAGCAGACCCTCGAAATCACCGAAGCGGACTATTTCAATTTTGAGATCGATGATATTGACAAGGCCCAGCAGAAGCCTAAGTTAATGCAGGGTGCTATGAGCGGGTCCGCTCAAGAGATGAGGGATACTATTGACCAGTTCATCGCTGGCATGTACACGGGAGCCGCCGCCGCGAACCTGATAGGGACCACCGCCGCGCCGAAGCATCCAAACAACACCGCCGGGTCCGATGAGAACATCTTTAAGCTGGTGACACTCTGCAGGCAGGCCCTTGTTAAGAGCAACGTACCAAGCGGCGGCTGGTGGATGATCGTCCCTCCAGAGCTCTACACGGTCATGCTGAATGATGACCGCTTCTCAAAGGCCGATGTAAGCGGTACCACGATGGGGCTTCGAAATGGTCAGGTTGGCAATATATCCGGATTTACCGTGATGGAGTCCAACAACGTCGAGTACATTGAAGACGGAGACGGATCTCACGATGTCTATAAGGTCATGTTCGGTACCAGCCAGGCCATAACTTTTGCATCTCAGATAGCAAAAGTCGAGCCCTTCAGGCCCGAGGATAGCTTCTCGGATGCCGTCAAAGGCCTTCAGTTATACGGCGGAAAGGTCATAAGACCGGAGTGCCTGGGCGTCCTGAGCTGCTATGCATAGGGAGGAAACAAAGATGAGAATATTAGCATCAATCTTAGTGCTGCTCATGCTGGCATCTGCCAGCCTGGCAGCCACTAGCATCAACCAGGTAGACTCCAAGTGGTCTGATATCATGGAGAATGATACCAACATGTGGACTGCCCTTACTGCCTGGAACATCTACAATGTAACCGACAACGGGAAGCAGATGGTTCTTCTCAATACCACCGGGTCTGCGGGTGCCAAGCCAATCAATATGACTGTCCACTCCGGCCCATTCCTGCAGGGGGCTTTGGGGGATCTGAAGTACTACTTTATGCCGATCAACGAAACCGTGATCTTGGGGCCGTTGGAGACCTCCAGATTCATGCAGGCCAACGGCACCATTCTGATCGAGATGAACCGGACCGCCGCGGGCAAGGCTATCATTGTGGGGGTGCCTTAGATGGACGGCCCGGTGATGATCCAGTACAAGAACCTGGCCACAGGCCACGACGTGGCTTATGAGAAAGGTTCGAAGCTGGAAAAAAAGGCAGCCGCAAACTCCAAGAAATTTAAGAGGCTGACTAAACCAGACGTAGCAAAAGCCGAGAAGCCGGAGAAATCCGGCTAAA